TATTCTTCAGCCACTAAATTCAGCAATAACAATTTATGCAGCGCCTTGTTTTCGTCAAAATGCCCTATCGCCCCTTTTATATACTCTATTCCTGCCGAAGCTAAAAGCTTTATAAGTTCGTTATCTTCCTCGCAGTCAACCCTTATATAATTTTTTATATATTCCAAATCCATAAGCGTCCACCATTATGATTTTGCCGGACTTGCCGCGGCAGGCGCCGCCATTTCGGCATATATATAACACCTGTCACTGTCGTCACACTGAATAACGTCTATAAACTCTATAATTCTTGCCACAGTCGTATTTGACATAAAACCGGCTTCAGACGATGTTGCAAACGCCGTTTTTCCTAAATCACATATTTTCGCCGCCGCGTTTAAATCCCCGTAGAAAAACGGTATACCCGAACTTCCCGTTGGCAATAAAACGCTTGAGAATACTTCCACCGGATACCCTCCTAAAAATTTACGCGCAGGATTCGTCGGGTCCGGCTGCAGTACAGGCCTTCCCTGTCCGTCTACAGCGCTGTCTAAAGCGTCCCACCCGTCTTGGTTTGTTACTATAACCGTTCTATACAATGATATAGGGTCTAAATCCACATTTATAGAACTTTTAAGCGCCCTCCAATCCGCAAGATTTTTTATTGTCTTTCCTGTCTTTAAAACGTCAAAAGCTATTCTGTTTTCTGTTATAACGGCTTTTTTGGCGAAAATATCCGCCACATAGCTTATTAAATCCGTGTCCGACAAATTTATCAATGTGTTTGATAACTGCATAAAAGCAGCTTTTTCTTTCAGCGCGAAAGCTATGTTTTTAAACTTGATTTCCGAAATAAATTTCCCGTTTGTACCGTCTGCAAAATCAACCAGTTCCGTTAATGTCTCAAATCCCTCTATGGGTACTGAGCCTGTAAGCCCTCCAACCCTTGTCTCGCCGATTATATTTCTTACAGATTTATATTCCCTCATTTTTTTTATAATTGTCGTTCGTATATCTTGCGGCAGAATATACCCCTCGCCATTTTCACCGTTTACGTTTGTCGAGGTCGGCAAAAGCAGGGCGTTCTCATGGTCTGTTAAAACTTTTCCCGTCATTTTTTTAATCATTGTTCTTATAGCCGCCGCTGATGAAATGTTATCTGTAATTTCCGGAGTATTCTCCGCCTTTATCCTTAAACTGTCTTTTTCCTCCGTCTCAAGTTCTTCCATAAGCTTAATACGATTTTTAAGGTCTCTTAATTTTTCTATCTCTTTTTCCGCTTCTTCCGTTTTGCCCGCTTCTAAAAGTTCTTTCGCAGAGTTTCTCAGTTCCTCAAACTCCGTTTTCATTTCAACGCTTTTTTTCATTTTGTTGCCTCCTTATTTTATGGAATTTCATTTATTAAAAAAACTCCGCGCAAAGCAAATCGAGTTCCGCACGAAGCTTCTTTTCCGGTTTATAATCATTTTTTCCCTTAAAAATATTCTCAGCACCTTTCGGAGCGTTTTTATATACCGCCGCCGTTTTTACAGCCGCCGCCGCTTTATTTTCATCTAAAACCTTTATATTGAAATATTCCGCGGCTTTTTCAGCGTTAAGCCATGTTTCCTCATTAATCATATCAATTACAGTTTCAAAATATGATTCGTTTTTCAGTCTGCTCTTGTATATTTCCTGTATAGTATTTTGTATGTTGTCAAGTTCATCGGCGCATTTTCTAAAATCCTCGGCATTTCCCGAATCAACGGCAGACGTAGGTTTGTGAATTACTAAAAACGAATTTTTATACATACAAATATCGTCTCCCGCCATTGCTATAACCGATGCTATACTTCCAGCTACAGCGTCTATATACACCGTCTTTTTGCCTCTGTGTCTTTTTAAAAGATTATAAATCGCTATTCCTGCAAAAACGTTTCCCCCTCCGCTGTTTATATATATATCAAGGTCTTTGCTGCCGACCTTTTTAAGTCTGTCTATTATATCCGCCGGACAAATATCCGTTTCCCTCCAGCCTTCTCCCACAATATCACCATATATCATAATATCAGCTTTTGTGTCTGTTATGTTTTTGATTTTCATATAATTAATCTCTCTCATTCTTTTTCACCTCCTCCAAGGTTATGACTATATTGCTCGCCTATCATCTCAAGGGGTATGCTTGCTCCATTTCCGATAATAAGTTTATCAGTCCCCTCTATAAAGGGCAGTTTCTCTTTTTGCCTTACCTCTGCTATAGTCATATAACCGTTTTGTATGCCTTTCTCATAACTCATGGTTCTGCTCTCTAAATCGCTCCTTAATATACTGTCAACATTAAACCGGCATACATATCCTCTTTTCCTGTCTCGCTCAGATAACAATTTATAACTTATTTCCTGTTCATAAGCGGTCAACACGTTCTGCAAAGTGTCGGAATAAAACGCTTTGTTTTGCTGTTCTATATTGTTATACGTACTTTTTTCCATATCGTTCAATTGAAAACCTTTTATCCCAAAAGCGTTCGCTATCTGTCTCGCAGTAAGTCCCTGCAGTTCAAAATATTGGTTGTTCACTAATTTTGTTTCCAACTGTTTAACACCAAAATCCACAGGAATGGGAATAACTTTTCCTGCGTGTTTCGCACCTCCCAAATCGGCGAATTTCTTTTTTATTTTTTCTTGTTTTACCTCGTTTAAATCTCCCGCAAAAGTTACAACAACAGGGTCTTGCAATCCGCTTTTGTATTTACCTCTTAACACTTTCTGCGAACTTTGCTCGTTTCCTATTGTATCGCTCAAATACTTTCTTATGCTTGTACCTTTTATTCCGTCCCCGCAAAAATTTTTAAAATGCACAACCTCGTCGGAAGTATATATAAGCCGACCGTACCGAGCATCGTTGTATATATAATAAACCGCGCTTTTGTCGCTTAAAATACAAGTGTTGTCTACAAAAATCTCCATATTCGGAGGGTTAAGCGGATACAGTTCTCCTATTCCATTTTCTTTTTCACTGACAACCCAAAAAGCATTTCCATACTCAAGCCTTTGAAATTCCGTCGCCCACAAAAAATCATGAGGTGACATAAATTTGTTGGGTCTGTATCGCAAAACATCAAAAAGAGGGTGACAAACCGCTTTCTTTGAACCGTTCTCACTCTCTCTTAACACCTTAATAGGAAGCTTTGCGACGGCATTACACCTTATTAGCATACAAGCGTAATAAGTCGGACTTGTAAGCCTGTTTGACGATATTTCCTCACAATCAAAATCAAAAGAAAAAAACTCGTTTATTTCTCTCAAACTTGAATTTAGCCCGATTTCTTTTTTATCTTTTATGTCATTTTTAAAAATCTTTTTTATTTTAGAAAACAATTACCATTCCTCGCTCTCAAGCCATTCATCTATAGACGCATAGTCTATGAACTCATGATACAACGCCAACTTAAAACCGCACAGAACCGCGTCCACAGGGTCAATTTTATTTTTCGTTGCGTCCTTGTCGATTTTTATAAGTCCGTTATTTATCCTTACAACAGCGTTTGACATAGCAAAATTTAAAAGCGGATTCGGTTCATAATAAATATTTCCGCTGTAGACCTGCTCCCTGAATCCCGCCGTACTTTCGTTTAAAGACTTATAAGATTGATATACCTCCTCAACAGCATAACCCTCGTTGCTTAAATCCATTATCAGCTTGCCTGCATTTGCAGGGTCTATACACATTGTATCTATAACCAAACCCTTTTTTTTGCAGAAATCAATTACATATTCCATTACCGCCTGCTGATTTACAATAGGCGTCCCAGTCACTGTTAAATATCCTGATCTCTCCCATGAATCATAAGGCGCTTTATCTTTCATTATTCTTTCAGTCAGCTTTTCTCTGTTTGGTATAAAAGAGTGACTGAACACAACATATACAATCCTTTCCCCGTCTTTTATCGGTATAATAAACGCAACGCTTGTAAGGTCTATTTTCGACGACATATCAAAACCAACATAAACAGGCCTTCCTTTAATCTCATAGGGTATTTCGGAAACCTCGCACTTTTTCCATTTGCTCATATCCATATAGCCGTTTTCTCTGCACTGAACCCATTTATTTAAGCATTTAGTTAAAAACTCGCTCATTTTTTCGGGTATGTTCCTGGCTATTTCATACTCTGCCTTTATCTTTTGGGCCCCCTCTGCGTATGTCATTCTTATAGGGTTCGCTTTCTCCCAATTTGAGAAATCGGAAACGTCATCACCTTCATCAATTTCAAGAATATCGACAAAATACTCATCGTTTTCTATATCTACATCAGGATTTAGTATCTCGGCACAGTATTTGTATTCCTGAGTATAACAAGGATATGTTAAATTCATACCCGCCGTCGTTATAATCATCAAAAGAGATTCCTTTGTGTTGGAACCCATACCTAAAGCGTAGAATTCTGTTGTCTGATGCTGATGGTATTCGTCAAGAACCAATATAGCCGGATTCGTCCCATCTCCTTTTCGCCCGTCTTCCTTGCACAGCGCTTTTAAAAAACTCCCAGTTTTTTTATGCTCTATCTTTGTTTTCGTTATTGAGAATTTACTTTTTAACGGGCTCCCCGATAATAAATTAATACATTCCTGAAATATAATTAAAGATTGGTCGCGCTTTACACCTGCGCAGTATCCTTCGTATATTTCCCCGTTTCTTACTGACTGCGTTGCTATCTCATAAAGTATAACCCCCGCTTCTTCCTGTGATTTCGCGTTTTTTCTGGCTACTTCTTTAAAATAATGATTAAAACGTTTTCTTTTGTCCTTCTTTTTTCTCCAGCCGTATAACTGACACAAAGAAAATTTTTGATATGCCGTAAGATTAATATATTCTCCGGATAAGGCTCCTTTTGTGTGTTTTAAATATCCAAACCACTTGACTATTTTCGCCGCCTCGTCTTCGTCCCAATAATAAGGCGAATTTTCATTTTTGGAGTTTTCTAAATCCTTTAAAAATCTTTCGCACGCCCATTTATGTTTTTTACAGCTTCTTATTTTCCCACTTATACAGTTATTGGCGTAATCAATTATTTCCTCTAAACAAGTCATCAAAAATCACCGAATTCTTTTATTATATTCTCCGATTCCCTCGTTGTTTTAAAACACGCAGCTTTTAGCCTGCTGTCAATGGTAAGTCCTATTGTCGCCGCGAATTTTCTCATTTCCTCTGCATAATTTTTTTGTATCTTTATAAGCGGATTTTCCACCATTGTATCAGCACCGCCATGCGAGTTTTTGCAAATCATAAGCGATTGTCCTGATAATTCTTCCGTCGCCTTTCTGTAACCGGAGTAAGCATTGCAATAGCAAGCCACATTGTTTAAATCTAAATTTCCGATAACATCAATTTTTTTAAATTCCTTTACAAGCCTTTTATATTCCGTTTCTGCCGTCTCATCAATAAGCCATTTCGGAACTCGCTTAAGCTGTTCTTTTCCTATAATAATAAATTTTTCCTGTTCCTTTTTTTCATCTCTTTGCGCAGCTGTCAAATGCCCTCTTTGTTCCGCAAGAGGTTTTCTGCTTCTTGACATAAATTATCACTTCTCCCCCTTGTAAAATTTTTATTTGGAATTTTGCGGATTAGAGTCTGGGGCTGCGGTCACGGCACAAATTAAAAAAAACATTTTTAACCTCCCCCCGTTTCAAACTCCTTAACAAATTTTTTTATCAATCCCTTAAGCAATCCTATAATTTCCTCTTTCTCCTTGGTTCCCCTTTCCATAACCGCATGTATGTTTTGATGATTCGCATTTGTAAGATATATTAAATTATTAATATTTAATCTGTTCTCCCAATCCTCTTTTAATGGCCTGATATGATGTACGGTATCTCCGTATTCTATTCTCTTGTATTTATAATAGCTATAAATATCTAAGCCATAAAACTTACCTATCACTTCTTCCCGTTTCCTCCTCCAAACCGCTGATGAATAAAACTTTTTTTCTTTTGTGTCTTTTCTAAACTTATCTTCTTCTTTGTATCTTTTGTTTTCGCATTTGCATTTCATACCTGTTTTTTTTCTTTTCCCACAGCGCGAGCAACGTGAATATATCAATAGAACACCACCTTTTTTTCCAAAAACAAAAAAGGCCCGCTATATTAACAGCAAGCCTTTTCCGCCAAAAGGAAAGTAAGTATGAAAGAATTAAAACCTGTTCGGCGCTTCGGGAATCGAACCCGAATAAAACCTTGCGCCCATATTGACCGAATCTGTAGATTCAGTCAAAACATATTTATAAAAGAGGCTGTCGATTTCTCTTACCTATCGACGATAATATCTTAACATAGTTTTTGCATAAAATATTTGCGTTATTTTTGCATAAAATTTGCACAATATTTGCATTATTTTTGCACGTTTTTTCAATTATAGAAATTCAGCCACTTCATAACTTCCTTTATAACCTTTTCCTTTTTCCGATATACCGTAACCCTGTCCATATTACAATCCATAGAAGTTTTCAAAGTTCCCT